TGGTCATAGTAATTTCTAAGGTCTGATTCTCCAGTGGCAGATAATCCTGCAGGAGACTGGCCAAACAAACGAACCAAAGGAATATTTGTAGCTCCTGATATTTGCTGACCAAACTGCATTAAAACGTCAGATACACCACTGAAGGTATATTGGTGTGTTTCAAAATGATCTTTGGTGTCTAAGAGGGTAATTCCTTCCATTGACTGCAATAATGCAATATACTGGAACTGTTTTATAACAGCAGACTCTTCTTTTCCTCCCATCGCCAATGCTTCTCTTAAGCCGTCTATTCCAATTACTCTAAGATAAGCTTTATAAAGCATCTGGGCTGCTCCAGTTGTAGCGGAATCAAATGCGAGTAAGCGATCCCACATTCTTTCCACAACTGAAAGACCCCACATATTTTCTGCCATCTTCTGGTAATACGGCAACTCAATACCGTCGAAGCGAATAATTCTGGAGTAATGAACTCTGCTGTCTGCCATTATTTGATTACCAGAAACAACTTGGTAATATTTTGGCTTCCCTAAATCAGGACCAATCTCGGTAACAAAGTCACCAAAGCTGGGATTAATTTGCCATCTATCTAGAACAAGTATTCCTTTAAAACTATTTTTGCCAATTGCATCATAATTAATTGGCTTCTCGTAATTGGCTCCTTCTGTTAAGATAACACCAATGGCACCTCCATATAAACGCGCCCATTTGATAATCAAACATATCTGCTGCCAAATAGCCAATCTTGTCATTGCAGATTGAATCTTTTTGACTTCATCAGGATGCATATCGGAATTAATTGTAATTCCTTCGCGAGTCATGTCTTCTGCAACTGTATCAACAACCTGGCCAACAATCCAAGAACCACGATAAGCCGCTTCCAGTAATACATGGTTGCGACTGATCATAGGATATAAACTGTGAGTGGAATATGCTGATTGATTATCGGAACCAAGTCCCATCTTTGTCATAAAATTGACAAAGCTGTCCATGGTTTTCTGGTCAGTAGTTAATTTGGGTCTATTTAGCTTTGACATCAAATTCCTTTAAGAGGACAAAATTATTATATTAATTATAAGTTTATATGTTTTACCGCAAGTTTAAAGCTATTTTTTCAATATTTTAATATTTTTTAGTCTCCATGGTTACGATAATGCACTCCTGCAAAGTGATCTACCCTCTTCTTTAAAACATTAAGATAATTTCTTAATGTCTTTGCCTCTGACTGAATAAATGGCCTCATCAACATTAATCCAATTAGGTTCCATTGCGTCATGTACAACTTAATCATTCTGTTGATATGGTCTGTATATGTCTTATGTATTTTAAAAGCTCTTTCCATTTCCTCTCCTTATCAAGTCTTTGATTCTCTGTTTAAATTCAAATAGCGGCATTTCATCCATATGGCCAATAAAGCCCTGTGTATTATAATGAGCTAGATAAGCATCTCTTGCTGATTGCAATGAATCAAATCCCAACAAAACCTTATGTTCATCAAATGTACCGTCAATCTTTGATTGATGCATTATAAACACTTTATTGGAAGTAGGATTTGGGCCAATAAAGCAATCCAAACTGTCGCCATCAGTTCCTTCTACTCCGCATATATAACCGTAGGGATAAAAGAACTTAGTTTTCCAGGGTCTTCCCTTTTCATCCTTGCCTTCTCTGATTGAACCAATAGGGTTCTCTATCTCTATTTTGATTCCATTAAAATTAACTGTTTCAATTCCTCTGTCAGCCATTTGTTATTTCCTCGATAGCGATACCAAATTTATATCCCTTTTTATCCTTTGCTTCTTCAATCTCTTCTTTTGTTTTAAAGTCATCAGTGGTAATATCAATTTTAATTTTATGAGAAGCATCATCTACCAACACGGATTCCTGTAAAGAATGATCAATATTGTTTTTTGTTTTAGAAGCAAATACCTTATTGGCTTTTCTATATGCTTCTCCTTTTTTATCAAAGATAGTTGGCTTTAATAATGTTCTTGCCATTGGCATACCTCCTTGCTTCTCCTTTCTATATTACTCTATGGTTTTTAGCTTGGTATAATAATCTGGCATTTCAGATAAATGGTCTTTTGCAATTGCCTTCGCAATATCTTCATTATCTGTATGTTCTTTCTCTACTTCTATTCCTATTGCTAATTGCTCTGGATCGAAGTCTTCATCAGGAGTATCATTGTGTTTGCCGACTCCTGCATATTCAGTTTCGTCTCCATTTGTTTTCGTAATAGACTTAATAAAGAAAGATCCATCACCATCAAAACCAATCCGCTCAGGATTATCTCCGTCAGGATCAAGCACGCCGTCAAACGAATGACCAGGGTCAGCAAGCTTCTTTATTTTCTGTATGCAATTAAATAATGCACTATCTTGATCTTTAACAACAACGGTAATGGTAGTATATCCATCTTCATCCTTATTCTGAGCTTTCAATACTTCTTCAGCATCTTTCTTTTCCCAGTATTTATCTATCTGGCGTTTAACGTCATCAAGAGAACCATTATATGTTGTGACATCAATATTGCTCTTTGCTTCAAATTCACTTGTTCCTGCTTTATACAGCATGAACCCTTTATAAATTGTGTCTGTCGCTTTTGCTTTAAAAACAAATCTTCCGTCTTTTACGGTAACATTTTTGCTGATCATTTAATTGCTCCTTATATGTTGTAAAATTTTGATCTAAAACCTGTTGTCATCTTATCTGAAATCTTTGGCTCATCTTTAATTGCTTCTTTAATAACATCGCTTGTTGAATAGACTGCTGTGTTCTCTTCTATCTCAGAAGCCATTTTAAAATGATACGCACAAAAGAAATGACCAATTGCTTTTTCTTTACATCTTTCTCCTGTTTCTTCTCCTACCCATGTACATTGCCTTTCTGTTTTAGATAACCTTTCACTCTTTCTCTTAATTACTTGACCTTTTTTAGTTGCCAATCTATTCTCCTAAGAATGATGAGAAGCTTGTTTTGCCAAATATTAAATCTTCCAATCCGTACCGAATAGAATCTATGCCGTGATTAAACTTATCGACAATAATTGGAAGAATCTTTGGTTTTCCATTTTCGTCTACAATTTTGTCATCAACTTTATAACTGTAATGGGCAAACTCGTCTGCAATACGCTTACACCGTGTGTGAATATGAATTTTACGGAACTGCTTCATAAAAGAAATTCCATCTTGTATAAAGCCTTCCTTTGTTCCTGCTTGCTGCTTCTTACACGCTACGATATTGAATTTCTGCCTTCTAACATAGCTTATTGTTTCTGGTCTTGCGCTGTCTGCAATAATCTTATGGTTTCTGCTTCCTTCTAATGTTTCAAACAATGCAGGAATATCGTCTATTTCTATACCAAAACCGTATATCTCTTGGTCTATCCACAATTCATTATTATATATATAGAACCGAACTAATACCGTGGGGTCTTCTGCAAATCCCCAGTCTGCCCCGAATCTAAACTTAGCAGACGGTAATGTTTCAAAATCTTCAACAATGTATTTATCTTTAAAAATAACAGCATCGCTGATTTTCTTTGGTTGGCCTTCCCATATATTTAGATAGGCTTGATAATCAACCTGCTTGCACCATTCCATTTCTTTTCTTAGCACTTCAGGAAAGAATGGATTGTCTGGATAATTGACTAATCGGGAGACGCAATCGGGAGGAGGATTTATAACAAATCTTTGATACGTAGCATCTTCTTCTGTTCCTACATTCCATGATAACCATATTTCTGAATTTTCTAAATGCTCTCCAGTTCTAATGGTTGGATTTAATATTTCCCAACTGGACTTACTTACATTCTGGGCTTCTTCTACCCAGCAGATATCAATTCCTTCCATTGACTTTATTTCAGAAATATTGAAGCGAATACCTTTGAAGATAAATTCTGTTCCATTATTACCAAGAATGGTAGACTTTTGAACATCAAACAGTTCTCGAACACCCAGCTTATTAATTCTTGTTTCAAGTAATTGATGAACAGATTCTCGTATAGAAGATTGAAGTT